GACCTTTCCACAGATCCCTTATTCAGTTGAGCCGGTAATTGTTCCATTTGATATTACCGAGGAATTTATTCGCCAGACTCAGCGGGTACGTGGCCAAAACGCAGAGGATATCATCATGAGGGCTATGGCTAACAACTACGGTGAGAATATGCAAGACATCGGTTTTAATGGCGATACGGCAACTCTGAACACTGACCCGGATTATGACTTTTTGAAAATCAATGACGGTTGGTTGAAGCTTGCCAGAACAACCGGTCATTATTTAGATTGGAAAACACTTTCGGCTAAAGAGAAAACAGGAATTTTGTTTGAGGTTGAACGTGCGATACCAACTCGGTACCGAGCTGGTGGGGTATTTAAATATTTCATGCATCCAAATACCTTCAGTGAGCGACTTCAGATGTTGGCTGAGAAGGATACCAGCGCATCTATTCAGTTGCAAATCTTGGGGGGTACAAAGAAGGTCAATGCTTATGATGTAGAAGAGGTTTGGAGTATGCCAGAAGGAGCGATCCTCTTTACGTATCAGCCGAACTTTGCAATGGTCCATACTTACGATATGCAGATTCGTAAGACGACTGAAGGCAAGGAGGCAATCTGGACGGATAAGCGTTTCTATGCGATTCATTCTGACTTCGACGCTATCTTCGAAGAGCCGCAGGCTCTGGCCTACGTGGAAGGGGTGGAGTTTTAATGCCATACGTAACCTACAAAGGTAAGAACGCCTCACTTCGGTTGTACAGCATTCGGTTTGTGCCTGCTGTGCCGGTGCTGGTAGAAGATTCGATTGTGCTGGAAAAACTGCATGAACATCCTGATTTTGAAGTGAATGCGGAGAAGGTCATCCCGCTGGAAGATCTGACAGTTCCCCAACTGAAGGACAAGGCGAAGAAAACCGGCATTGAAGGCTTTGCGGATATGAAGAAGCCCGAGCTTATCAATGAACTAAAGGCGCTGGAAGGCGGCGGTGTGCCGGATGCTGACAGCGACACTCCTTAAGAGCCGTAGCCGCGTCAGCACCGTGCAGGAAGCGACTGGTGAACAGCTTGAGCAGTATATTGATGATGCACAGACCCGGATTGAGTTGTACTTACCTTTTCCTTTTCCGGAGGTGTCAGATAAGCAGCTCATGTTGGCCTGGGTAAAGCTTGCGGAGTCACTGGCACTGCAGGACAGCGAGGAATACCTAGCTTCAGTCGCCCGCGGCTACTCAGCAGAAAGTGACGGCGCTTGGGCATATACCCGTCAGGCAGTTGAAGGGAAGACCACGGGCAATGCAGATGTGGATTCTATTCTCTTCCTGTGGGTCAAGAAACAGCAATCGGGGCCGGATGATGGAAACATCACGGCCTATTTACTATGAATCACCGCATGAATACACCGCTGGCCGTATACCGGGTCGGCCGCCAGCAGGATGCCGATAATCTGTTCAGTGATCGGAAGGCGGGTAAGGTTGCAGATCTGAACTGTTTTGTTGTTAAGACGCAGACTGATGCCAAGGCAGATTCCACTCCTGTCATATACATTGTGAAAAAGACAATCGGGGTTCCGAAGACAGCAGACGTCCGTATCAGCGACGAAGTGTCACTATTCGGACGTAAGTATCTGGTAATAGACTCTAACCCGCGCCGTTACTGGCGTGAGTTATTGGTGACTTGCGAGGTGAAAGGCAGTGAACATGCATGATTTTGACGGACTCGCAAAGAAATTCAAAAAGCTGAGCGACGAAGGGATTAGTCAGATCCTTAAGAACATTGCTGAGGCTGTGGGCGAAACACTTTTGAACCTGGTCATCGATGAGATTGATAAACAGGATCTGATTGACACTGGATTGATGTGGAACTCATTTACTCGTGGAGAGGACAATAACATTTGGGAATGGGATGTTGACCGCAATTCTATTACTATCGAAGTCGGTTCTAATCTTCCTTATGCACGCCATCTTAATGATGGCTACACCATCCATAAGGTGCACTTTGTCCCGGGCTATTGGGCAACGAATGGAACATTTGTCTACGATCCTAGGGCGAAGACAGGATTTATGGCTAAGCCACGGTCGTTCATTGGTCGGCAATACTTTGACATCGCTGTGAAGGAGCTGGAAGGCGGTATGAACGCACTGATTATGAAGCGGTTGGAGAAAGAGCTGGGGAGGATGCTGTCATGATGGATGTGGGATTGAAAGCCTGGGCAGAACTCGTACAGCGGATATATCCGGAGCTGTCGATTCTTCGAGATCGTTCTCGCTGGTTAGCGGGGCAGTTTGATCGCCCTAGTGTATTTATCGAGACGGATCTTGTCTCTGACAAGGTTCATACTCCACAGGCGGATCGAATCGTAGAGGATGTGGGGCTAGTCTTTCATTACGACACTGAAAGTATCGGGGATGAGGACAAAGGAGAACCAATCCCCTTAGATTTATCTCCCTTCTTCCTGTACCTTCGTCAGCAGCGATTCTGTGTGGTTTCTCAGCGGTTCGGTATTATGATGGTGATTGAGGCTCCGCGCACGCGGTCATTGAATGATCGGATTGAAGTCACCTTTCGGTATTCATACCTTCTGCATGTTCCGCAGTTGCTTGCAAATAGTGACGGTAGTCCTGTAGAGAAAATTCATTGCTTTATAATCGAACCGAGCTAAATTAATAGTTTTATAATATGCTTGCATATGCTAACATATAAATATAAAAATATTTTAGTATATGGAGGTTCGATTATGTCAGTGGCTGAATTCGTAAAAAAACATCGACTCGCAAAGAACTACAAAAAACAAATGGATCTTTCGGATAGATGTTATATTGCTCAAGGGCATCTTTCTCGCATTGAATCTGGACTTACCGATCCACAAGAAACTACACTAAACAAGCTCGCAATTGGACTCGATGTTACTTATTCACAAATTTATACTTCAGCACTGCCAAAAGAAAATTTGACACCATATTTTATTGAACATTTGGAAAAAATTTATATTATCGACACTAGAATCAAGAACCTGCTTGTTAATATTCTCACAAGGATTCTGAATGGCGATATGATATTGCGGATTGGCTTTATTGAGCAATTTTCAAAAATTAGTAGTCACTATGCGAGGATTATCGACACGCGTATAGAGGAGTATTTATCCCCATTCTATGCCCTTGAATCCAAAACTGATTTTGTTGAAATAGAATCCGTTCGAGTCACTTGTATTATTATTGAGAAACTTATTTACTATAAAAGTCGAGAAGAAACCGCTATAGAATTTGAGGAATTACTTACTAAGGAGAATGAAACCAATTCTGATAGTTATTTTGATTTTATCGTGACGCCTCTATATCTTGACAATGTTCATATATCAGAAAAAGAAAAATATATTGCCATACAGTTGATACGTGCTTTACGTAATACCAATTTTAACAATGATTAAATTGTAAGGAATCTTACTTATCTAGTAAAACGACTTTAGAATGAACCACCAAAAGAGTTGGCGGTTTTTAATTTTGAAAATACTAAGGAGTGAATAATTCTGAGTATAAAAAAACAGTTTCGTCAGCCAACTAATATTATTTCGGATAATCCGAATAAGCGAAGTAAGCAAGAATGGATAGAGCGCGCAGTGGCTTTGAAGCGGGAACGCTTTGAGGTCGCCGGCGCTCTTTTTGATTGTGACGAAGACGTCTTGCTGTCACAACATGAGGTTACTCAAAAAGTAGACGCCTACTTGGGTCTGAAAACAAAGGAGGAAACAGTGAATGTCGATACAACGGAATAGACCAGGCGCGTATGTGGAGCTGCAGGCGGTTGCGAAGTCACGTGTCCTATCGGTATCTGGCCGTGTTTTGGTACCGTATCAAGCGGAGTGGGGATTGCCAAATAAAGCAGTGGATATGGTGGATCAGTCGGAGCGTTTGAAAGAATCTGGACTGTTGGTAGATGAGTTGGAGCTAGCAGCTGAGAACGGGGCGACCGTTATCGGTTACCGTGTCACCAACGGCAGTGAGGTGGCAGCATCCGTTGCAGTAGCCAGCAGCTATACCATTGAGGCCCGTTATCCAGGCACTCGCGGAAATGATTTCGAGTACCTAATTCGGGCGAGTCTGGTGGATGCAACAAAGAAAGAAATTGTCATTCGGGATACGAAAGGTATCTATGATACTGAGACGTTCTTGGTCGCTGATAAAACGGAAGCAATTAATGCTCTGAAAAAGTCAAATATGGTGCGTTTTAAAGACACAGGTTCAACGACATTGGCTGATGTTGCCTACACGAAGTTAGCCGGTGGAGTCACTGGCACTGCAACGATTACGGCAGCCAATTGGAGCGGTATATTTAATCGGATTGATGGTTTAGTGTTTGATGTCGTGTACTTGCCTTCTTCTGAAGCTTCGGTTCAGGCAGCCGCGAAACAATGGTTGCTGGATCGCCGCACCAAGGCTCGCAAACTTGCACAGCTGGTCATTGCAGGGGCATTGGAAACTGATGATGACATTGAAGTTCATAACACGCGTAGTCGCGCTGCTAATGCTCGTTTTATCATCAATTGCTCTTTGGCTGGCGAACATTCCAACGGAAAGACTTATACTTCCCTGCAGTGGGGAGCATGGGTAGCTGGTTTAGCCGCTGGAACACCTGCTAATAAATCCTTTACGGGTGTTAAGGTACCAATGACTGAAGCGCTAGTAGATTGGAGCCATAGTGAGGTCTTGAAGGGGTTGGCTGAAGGTACCCTGATGGCTACACGGGATGGTTACGACTATATTATTGAGTCCGCAGTGAACACATTGACCACGCTTGGTGCAGGGGAGCGGGAGGACTTCGGCAAGATTCGAGTTTCCATGACGATTGACCAAATCCTGAATGACATCTACGCTGCTGGCAAAGCAAACAAGGCAAAGTTGGACAACGACAAGGATGGTCGGGGGATGTTTATCGCAGCGGTAGTCAGTTATCTGAAGACACGTGCTGAACAAAAGGCGATTGGCATAGAATTTACATTTACCGAGCATCCAACGAAGAAAAGTGATATGGATTATGCTTACTTCTCCCTGTCTGCAAAACCGCTGGACGCGATTGAGATCTTTAATATTGATTGGGAGGTGGCGTAATCGATGGAACGCGAACTTATTGGCCGTAACTTATCCGTGCAGGATGACAACGGGGACTCGATTCAGACCATTAAAGAAGTGGAGGTTATCCTGAAGCCGGAGACACTGGATATTATCCGTGCGCGGAAGATGTCTAAAACGAAGCAGATTGTGGGTTATGAAATTACCGTGAAGTTGGTAATGTCTAAACTGGAGTCCTCTCTTCGTTACAGGCTCCTAGCTGATTTTAAGGCGGGTAAGACGATGTTTCTAGACCGGATTACCGGCTCTCTTGAGGACATGCAGACAGGTAATGTAGAACGGGTGATGATCAGCGGTGTGCATATTCATGATGAAATGGATCTGCTGGTTGCCAAGATTGATGACAACAATGGCATTGATATCACACTGTCTGGTACCGCGAATGATTTTGATTTTATTGAACAGTTTCCGGATTATATGGCATGAATTCTTACAAGCAGCCTGTAGTTATATTAGTACTTCGAATAGGAAGGAATTGTAATAAGGTTTGGAGAATACAATTTATACAAATTCGAAGAGAATAGAGGCAGGTTATGCTTAAAAGGTACCTCATGAAATATCCTTTATGGTTCAAAATTATCTGGAGTTGTGTGGTAGTAGCATTTATTATTGTATACTTAACCGGTGTTAGTCTAGTAGTGTTATTTGGTGGAATGATAGTTTTATATATAGCTAACGCTTTACGAGCTTGGAAAGGTGAAAGAAATTTAGCGATTGTCTCTCTTATATTTGCCGTCATATTTTCTTATATTTTTTATAAATTCTTAATGCTTTAAGTATCTAAATACTCAATCAGACCGTCGTAACTTTGACGGTCTTTTTCTATTCGAAAATATCTTAATGGAGGTAGTATACATGAGCGATAAATTAGAAAAATACCTATCCAAAGGCAAAGCAGGTCGTAACGACGATACCATTACTGTGCCGGCAGACGGAGAAGAATGGTCTGTGCGCCGCCTGACCACTATTGAGGTACGCCGAGCCTATGAGCTGGCCTATGAGGAAAATGGTGATCCGAAAGATTCCTATAACGAGATCGACGTCATGATCGTTAAGGCAACCGAACATGAATTTGATTGGAACAATAAAGATTTGCTGCTCGCCTTCAATTGCACCAGCAAATAT